ATAGCTATGCAATAACTAAAAGATATGAAAATAAGTTGTTGACATCATCTAACTAATGTATATAATCATATCTATGCAGTAAAGATTAAACCTAACTACTTGGAGCAAACAATGATTTATCACCTTATCGCCGCACTAGTTTATATGCCTTTAGTTTTATCAGTTGCAGCAGTAGTTTATGAAGCCTATTCAAATATCAAGAAATAATCAGTAGTACACCAGGGGGTGAGAATCCCCCGCCTTTTAACTTACAAGGAAAATTAAATCATGACAACATCAAACCGTATCAGCGTATATGACAGCGTTACTAATAACATCATCAACAAACTTGAGAGCGGAATAGCCCCGTGGATCAAACCGTGGAGCGTTGCTGGTAATAATAGCGCTGACATCAACGCTATCAGCAAAAAAGAATATAACGGTGTTAACCGTTTAATTCTAGGTATGAGCGGATACAGCTCACCTATTTGGGCGTCATTCAAGCAATGGCAGGATTTAGGCGGGAATGTCAAAAAGGGTGAAAAGGGTACGCAAATCGTCTTTTATTCTCAAGTAACTAAGAGCGAGATTAAAGCTAACGATCCTAACCCTGAAAACTCTACTTATGCAATGCTCAAAGCGTACTACGTTTTTAATGCCGATCAAGTGGAGGGCGTTGAATTTGATAAACCAGCTCCAGTTATTGATACATTCAATCCAGTGCCAGCACTTGATGAGCGCATTGCTAAAACTGGCGCACAAATCAGTCATGGCGGTGGCAGGGCATTTTATCGCCCATCTAGTGACAGCATCACTATTCCTGATCGCTCTAGTTTTTTAAGTGAGTCACACTATTACGCCACTGTATTGCATGAGCTGACACACTGGAGCGGAGCGCCCCATCGTTTAGATCGCACTAAAGGCAAGCGTTTTGCCGATACCGCCTACGCCTTCGAGGAATTAGTAGCGGAAATGGGAGCGGCATTTTTATGCGCTGATTACGGTATTCAGGGTGAATTACAGCACGCTGACTATATCGGTAATTGGCTGACTTGCCTTAAGAATGATAACAAGGCAATTTTCAACGCTGCCGCTCTTGCTCAAAAAGCCGCTGACTATATCAACGGTTTAGACGCTCTCACCAATCAACAAGCGGCATAAGGAGGATATATGACCTTAACTAGATTTGATAAAACGGCACAACTTGAGCGCTTATGGGAGGCGCTTGAATGTTATCGGGAAGATTTTATTAGTGGATCAAAGCATGACAGCGAATGGGATGATTTATGCACAATCATGGCGTGGATCACTGAAGATATAGAAAACGCTCATTAGAGCGGTTTTAGGGGTTAGGTGCTGTATAGGTATTACCTAACCCTTAAAAACCTTATAGCGCTTGTTTTAATCAGTTTTATACGTATGTTTTAACACTTAATTATTTTTTTATTTCACTATTTCGGGAGTATTTCAAAATGAATGATATTTATACAAAAGAACGTAGGCGCTTTGTAAAGGCGAATTATTCTCACGTGCGTGTGCAAGGCGTGATGACTAAAAGCCAGTTAATTGATTGTTTTAGCGTTGCTGGAGGTTTGCTACTGGTTGCGGTGCTGTTAGCCCTATGATTACCCCAAGAGCTATGCCCCTAACCCGCTATATGCGGATAACCTTAAAAAAGGGTAGCTATCGTTTATCTTGCTGCTTAAATAAAGGGGTGCGGTCCTGTAAAGGTCCCCCAGATACTAGCCAGCTTGTTTATTCCCTTTGGCGCTACACCATGCGGGAGGGGTGGGTAATGCCCCCGTGTAATTTACTTTAATCGTGATTTTGGTAGCGATGCCAACAACGTCAGAAAGCCCCCTAACTGACTGGCAACAAAACCACGATCAAAACAAACTTAAGCGGATTAAAACATATTTTTAAAAGGAGTGCAACATGAGTAAAGCAGATGATGATGCATCAAAATGGTTGGAGATGAATCGGAAGGCTCAGTATCGGGAATGGATCAGAGCAACAGAAACGGGTACGCCTTATTACATCAATGGTAATGGGGATGTCATAACTGAAAAGGAGGAAAAAACAACAGATAACAAATAAATTGCACTAATTGTTTTAATGTAGTAATGTTCTAACTGTAGTACCTAAACCTAACTATATAAAGGAATTTAATTATGGAATATTGCGTAAATTGCAAACATCTACAGCAAGCCACAATGATGTGCTTGTCACCTAATCGCCCTATTGATTTAGTAACGGGCAAACTCAAGCAATGGTCAGCAGAGCACTCAAGATTGATTGGCTATGGATGCAGTGAGCAGGGCAAATGGTTTGAATTTATTGAGCCTGAAAACCTTGATGATCTTGACTCTATACCTTTTGGGAGATAAGCATGAATCCAAATATTGAATTAAGGGATTATTTTGCTGGTTTAGCTATGCAAGCGATGATTGGACAATGCGAAGGCGCTAATTTTGATGATTTTGTAATTGCAAGATCGGCTTATCAAATGGCTGATTTTATGATTAAAGAGAGGGATGCAAAATGAACGATCAAAACGATTTTGCACCCGAAGTAAGACGCAGTGCTATTTGGTCAGGTGACAGTCGCAAGGTAGCTAATGGAAAGATGGTTGATGTCATTCTTGAGAAGCAAGGCAAAAAAGAGATCCCAGACTTGTCAGGCATTGAGGCTGTCCAAATGGGTCACGTAATGCAGCCTATTGTCGGAAGATTAGCCCAACAAAAACTCAAGAAAGAACTCAAGGAAGCAGACTATGCACTTACCCATCCTAAGCATGATTGGTTTCGTTCCCATTTCGATTTCATTAGTGCTGACGGTAATATGCTTGTTGAGGCTAAAAACTACAGCGCCAGTGTTCGCTCTAAGTTTGACCCCGAATCTAATCGGATTCCTGATGCTGATTATGCCCAACTTGTCCACGAGGCAGCTTGTCACAATGTTAATGATGTCGTTTTGGCTGTGCTATTTGGCGGTCAAGAGTTTCACACTTTCCAATTCCATATCACCGATCAGGAAAAAGAAGATCTCATTAAGAAAATGGCATCCGTTTGGGGTTATTGCAAGGCTGATACATTACCGCCAGCAGAAACCATTGAGCAAACCAAGATCATCTACCCAGAATCGAAAGATGGGTTCATTACTGCCACGCAGCAGGTCGAGAGGGCGATAGCACAACTCAAGGACATCAAGACGCAGATCAAGCACCTAGAAACAGCAGAGGAGCAGATTGAAGTTCAAGTGCGTAACTTGATGGGAGAGTATCAGGAGATCAGATCGGTTGATGGCACTACTCTTGTGAGCTGGAAATCATCTAAGAGTTCTAAGCGGTTTAACTCAAGCCTATTTCAATCCGCTATGCCTGATATTTATGACAAGTTTGTAGTAGAGCAACTTGGTTCTAGGAGGTTCTTAGTCAAATGAATAAAGACATCTATTGCGAATGTTGTGGCGCTAAGGTTGTGGAATACAAACACACTTTTAACGCTGGATTGGCTAACAGCTTATGGCAGATTTACTTAGCTAATAAACCAGTTGACCTTAATGATCTTGAATTGTCACGCACTCAATGGACAAACTTTCAAAAGTTACGCTATTGGGGTTTAGTAGAGCAATGCCACGATCAAATTAGTAAAAGAGCTAACGGTTTATGGCAGGTCACGGATTTAGGTAAAACCTTTGTGAATGACGCTCAATGCTCAATACATCACAACGTATGGACTTTTAGAGGTGAAACCATGCGTTTTGACGGTCATTATGTTCATTTTCAAAACGTACACGCTAAGTTTTATAAGGACAGACCTACTTACGCAGCGGAGGCGGTTAAACATGAATAACCTTGATTTAGCAATATGGGTAATGACTATGCAGGGAGGTTTTTAGTCAAATGAAACAAAAAAACGATTGGAATTTTAAAGAGATGGCAGTTTTGGACTTTCGTTACAGAGAAGGTGAAAAAATGAAAGATTTAGCAAATTTTTACGGAGTATCTTCAAGTCGTATTCGACAAGTTTTAGATAAATATTTAAGGTTTCTTAGGTGGGAAACTACGAAAGTATTGGGAAAGCAAGAAAATGAACAATCTTGATTTAGCAATATGGGTGATGACAGCCAGCTCTGTCATAGACACGATCCTAACTATTATGGAGAAATTATCATGAGCAATTTAGTAGCGTATTCAGAAATGGAGCAGATGGCTACCGCTATTGCTGCCAGTGGTTTATTTGGCATGAAGGACAAGAATAGCGTTCTTGCATTGATGGCAGTCGCACAAGCAGAAGGATTACATCCTGCTACGGCTGCTAGGGACTTTCACATTATTCAAGGCAGACCAGCGCTTAAAGCAGATGCGATGCTGGCACGTTTTCAAAATGCAGGTGGAAAAGTTGATTGGGAGGTTTACACAGATGACAAAGTTACAGGAGTTTTTTCACACCCCAACGGGGGTAGCCTTGCGGTTACATGGACTATCGAGCAAGCAAGCAAAATCGGTTTGGTCAAGCCTGGGTCTGGATGGCAAAAGTTCCCCAGAGCGATGTTACGAAGCCGTTGTATTTCAGAGGGGATTAGATCAGTTTTCCCTGGATCTGTTACAGGGTTCTACAGCCCCGATGAAGTTGAAAACTTTGAAAGCCCGACCTCCAAGCCTCAAGTATTAAAAGAGATGGGGTCAGTTATCCCTAATGTAGTGGATCTTTCCGCTATTCCCGATGATATTCCTGATATGGCGCTGCCTATGTACGTGCCTAATCAAGATGAACCATACGCACGTTACATTTGCCAAGATGATTGGATTGAAGGATTTGCAGAGATACACGCAAAAATTCATGAATCACCAAAATTTACGGCTGAGGAAAAGTTTGCCAAGATAAAAGCATTTAGAGATGTCAATGAAGCCTATACAAAAACATTTGATGGCAATACAACAGCGAAGTTCTTATCAAAACTCCAATCACTTAGAAAGGAAATCCACAATGGCTAATGGTCATATCGCCCAAATGGGTAAAGGCGTTTTATTTCAAAACGAAAAGAAACATGAGCGTTCACCTGATTGGAAAGGCACTTTATTGCTTTCCGAGGATTACAAGGCAGGGCAAACTCTCAAGATTGCTGGCTGGACTAAGCAAACCCCTAAAGGTAGCTTAATCAGCTTGTCGGAGGATAACTGGAAGCCTGACAATGGCGGTACATATCCAAAAGAAGTTAAACGTATTGATGACGGAGAGGTTCCATTCTGATGAAAACAATTATTGCTATTATGCTAGTTATGGCATTTTCCATGTCTTACGCAGCCACTAAATGTGAGCGTGACTATTCTGGTGGTGTTTGTTGTTGGGACATCAATGTTGACGGACCTTTTAGACCTATTAACTGCTAATGATTTACATGAACCTACCTTATCCGCCCTCAATCAATAATTATTGGATTGCGAGTGGTCATCGTAGGTTCATTAGTCAACGGGGAAGGGATTTTAAAACGTATGTTGCCGATTATGTGGTGGAGTGGCGTGTTCCCAAGTTTGGGGATGCCCCTATGTGGGTTGAAATTGCCTTACATCCAAGATCCAAAAAACTTATGGATATTGACAACTGCATCAAACCTATTTTGGATGCCTTGCAAGATGCTGGAGTATTTGACGATGATTGCCAAGTACAACGAGTGTCAATTACAAGGGGTGTTACCAAAAAAGGCGGTGGCTGCGTAGTAATGTTAGATAAGGTAGTGCAATCACCAGCTCAAGGGGAATCTGACGTGAATTAGTCAGGTAGTTAGGGGTTGAGCCAGCCGACTGCTTGGGCAAGCTGGCATTAACTTTATGGGGATAAAGATGAGTAAATACAATTACGGTTTAGGCAAGACTTACAGCAACGCTTCTGAGGCGTTTAGAGATGCAGACTATGCAACTGCCATACAAAGACCGTATAAAAGCGATTACAGTGGTTTTGGTGCTTTTATGGGTGCTTTAGCATTTGTTGCTTTGTTTGGTTATTGCTTTTGGTTAACTATTGGGCGTTATTGATGGAATATTGCACTAAAGAGCAACTTATTGAGTTTGAAAAAAAGGTTGCACATCATTGGGAAGAAGGGGATCTTCCTTACCTTATTCACCTATCAGGTGGTAACGAGGATTTTCTAATTGATCTTTTTAAGGATATGAAGGATGGAGATTGGATTTTCAGCACTCATCGGAATCATCATCACGCTTTATTGGCTGGAGTACCCGAATCTGAGCTTATGGAACGCATTTTGCGTGGGGATTCTATGTTTGTGTTCGACAGTGGTCGTAATTTCTTTACATCGAGTATTTTGGCTGGCACTTGCGCTATTGCAGCAGGTGTAGCTTACGCATTAAAAGAAAAAGGCAGCAAAAACTGGGTTTATTGTTTTTTAGGTGATGGAGCTGAGGAGCAAGGTCACTTTTACGAGGCTGTGATGTTTGTGGAAGGTCAAGATTTGCCCTGTATGTTCATTATTGAAGATAACAACAGATCAGTGGACACCACATTAGAAGAACGCAATCCTAATAAATTTAGGTTTGAAATGCCGTCTTGCGTCATTCGTAATGAATACAAGGCTACTTATCCTCATGCTGGTAACGGCACTAAAAAGCATATTGTTTTTAAGGATGTGAAATGAATAATGAACCAGTAGCGTGGATGAATGTTGATGAAGATGGTGATTGCAGAGAATTTTTTGCAAAAAGTATGTTTAAAACAATGCCTAATTATTGTGTTAATGACATGATTCCACTCTACACCCATCCAGCAAAGACACTAACAGATGAGGAAATACTTGAAATTTGGAAAGAGTTTGATGATAAAGATGCAGATAACTGGTTTATTGCAATTGCTAGAGCAATACTAAGAAAGGCACAAGAGAAATGAGCTATAAACAAGCCTTAATTGATGCCAACACTAAATTAGCTGGTTATGACAATGTGCGTTTTGTGGGATACGGTCTTAAAAAAGGTCGTGCGCTAGGAACGCTTAAAAACGTCAAAGATCATCAAATAATAGAGATGCCAGTAGCGGAAAACCTAATGATGGGCTTTGCAATTGGTTTGGCATTACAAGGATATTTACCAGTTGTGTTTATTGAGCGCATGGACTTTTTAATGAACGCAATGGATGCAATGGTCAATCATTTAGACAAAATTAAAAAAATCAGTAAAAGTGAGTTTTTTCCA